GTTATTCCAACTGATAATAGTGGTAATGCACCAGTACAGTTTGAAGTTATGCAAGGTCAACAAATTGATCCACAAACTGACTTGATGGAGAAACTCCAATCTATGGCAGTTAATAGTACTGATGTACCATTTGAGATTGTACAAGCAAGACAATCTATGGACTATGCTATCCAAGCATCTATGTCCAATAGTAGATTCTTAAAGAAAATCTATAATAGACAAACTATAGCTAATAGATTCTTATCATCTATTATGACTAAGCTCTATAGAGGTGAGTTTAATAATCCAACAGCAGTTATTAAAGTTAACTTACCAACACCGATGTTCTTGAATCTAACTAATACTAACCAAATCATTCAAAATGCTAATGATGTAGCGCAAGCTGCAATGGAAGCATTCTCTGATGATCTAGATGATAATGCTAAACAAATCTTCTTCAATAACTTGAAAGGTAAAATGCTTGAAAGTTATATTGATATGGAAATGATTATGCGTGTTAAAGAAGCAACTAAGATTGAATATGCTGCTAATCAACAGCAAGACCAAGGCGGAGATGCAGGCTATTAATCAGACAAAATATGGTCATAGGCTATTAAAGCCTATGACCATAAATTGCTGTCGTTTATTTATTGTATTGAGAGGTGAAACACTTTGTACTTGCGATGAGAGTGACAAAGCAGAAAGAGAGATTTGACCACGCATGAAGAAGTCCGTTCATGTGATATAAGCAGTTTGCAATTATTGTGAGAGGAAAGAACAACTTCCATTCATCCCTGATGGAAGTGTATCTGAAATCCGTTCGGAGTATTCCCATGTATATTTTAACGTAAATCAAGCGTAGTAGAATTGTATCGATTTAAGAAGATTTGTTTCACGAAGTATGTGTTATTAGGTAAGTATTTAGGAGTTTTGTTTAACTTCATAAAATCTTCATACGCAGTCAATATATTGTTACTAAAATGAAAAGAATAAATGGACTAGGAGATTAACTCCTAGTCCACTTTGTTTATTCTATTATTAAAATCTATTAACCAGTATAAGATACACCCTTACCAGTATTACCTTCACCGTTAGGACGAAGTACTTTATTGTAAGGAGCCATATTAGTTACACCAGAGTAAGTCATTTCAGACTCATCCCAGATTGTACCTTTACGTACCCAATCAAGTAAGCTTTGAGCTTTTCTGTTGATGATTGTGTTTGTAATAGGGAAACCAGAGAACTCTACAGACAACTCTTTGAAACCGATGTCACCACGTTCAATATTGTAGATATTCAAGTCAGCATTAGTTGGTTGAGCAGCTACGATATAGAATGCTTTTTCAACATTCATCAAAGTATTGTCAGTTACGATGTATAAGAAGCTGAATACTTCTTGGTCGAAACCAGGTTCTTTGATTGTACCATCTTCGATAAGACCATGATAATGTTTAACTTGAGTTGTAGGGTCTTTAATACCACGTAAGAACAACTCATGAACTTTAGTCATGATGGAACCAGATTTTTCGAAGTAACGCATAGTGAATGTAGAACCAGATTGGCTATTAACTTTGTTAATAACGTTGATGGATTTAACACCATTTGTTAATTCTGCAGTATCGGAAGTCATGTTATCAATACCGTCTAAACCACGGAATTCATACTCCAATACATGTACGTATGTATCAATAAGTTTTTTGTATTGATCATTCTTAGAAGCCAAAGCTTTCAAGAAGTTAGGAATAGTCAATACAATGATCATACCATAACCAGATTCAAATTGATTGAATTGGTGTAAGTTAGCCCAGTCAGTTACACCACGGAATAGTGCATACTGAGTTAAATCACGAATTTCTTTAGTGCCGTCGAAGATAAAATTAACAGCACCTGGAGTTTTATCAGCCATATTATTTATCCCCCTTAAGCATTGGCACTAACAGCAGTAGCGATTGGAATAGCAACGATACGGAAGATTTCAGCTTGAGCGAAGTCTTTGAACGATACTTGGATAACCGCATAAACAATTTTGTTTGCTGCATAAGCAGAGTCAGATTTGAAGTCAATAGAGATAGAAGCAAATTTATTAGCGTTGTTGTTAATAACTGCTTGTACGTCTTGTTTGTAGTCTTCGAAGTCTGTACCTGTGATGAATTTATAACGGGATTTAGGACATGCAATACGAATTTGTTTGATCAATTCTTGGATAGCCAATACGTTATTAGCATAGCTTAATTGTGTATGGATATCTTGAGAAGTATATTCGGATGCAAGAGAGAAGATACCGTTATAGTATTTACCAAAGTTTACACGAAGGTCATCCATTTCAGCAACTTGGTCACCTGCAGGAGTAACCTTAGGAACGTAAGATAAAGTACCTTCGATAAGTTCAGGAATTACCCAACCATTGTTTTGACCAGCACATACTAAGGAACGACCATTAGCAAAGTGCATACAGATCAAACGAGCAATGGAATAACCCATAGTTACTGTAATTTGTTTACGAGTATATGGATCAAATACATCGAAGTATTGACAGTAAGTCGCAACGTAACGGCTATTACCACCAGTATTTAAAGTCTTAGCATTCTTGATTGCAAGAAGGTTAGTAAGACCTTTAGTACCCATATCACGGAAATAGAATACGTCTTGACGGAAAGAGCAAAGGTTTTCAATAGCACGTTTTACAATATGAGGATAGTTAGCATCAACAACAACGTCAATTGGGTTGTTATCGATATCATAGATATCATCATTGAATGTACCATTGTATACTTTAGCCATTTCTGTAGCATATACAGATGTAGCATCAGTTACACCTTTATAGCCAGAGATTGGAGATGTACCGAAAGTATCACCATTATAACCACCAGTCAAAGGATGACCAGCAAAGCTATCAAGTTTAACAGTCGCTACACCATCATTAGTGGATTCTAGTACTTCAAAGTTTTTGAATACTTCACCTTTCCAAGTACGAGCACCAATGATATCAGATTCACGTAAACGAGTTTCAGATAAGCCAGCAATAGCTGCTACTTTAGCGTAGAATAATTGCATTTGATCTTCATAACCAAAGCATTTAACTTGTTTAGAAGTACGTTTAACTACAGAATCAAAGAATAAGTTGTATCCAGCTTCAACTTCAGAAGGGTTCAAGGAGAATACAATAGATTCTAATGTGTTGCTATTTTCATCGATGTCTAATACATAACGTGCAGATTGTGCAGAACGAGATAATGTAGAATCAAGAGAAATAGTAACGTTCTTTTGAGATACACCACGACCATTGTCTAAGATCAAGAACAATGGGAATTTGTTATCTTTTTTATTTTTGAATTTTTCATAGAAAGCTCTAGAAGTTGCAACGTAGTCATTACCATGAGTATTTTCTTCAGCTTCCAAAGTTTCTACAGAGTAGTTTACTTGACAAACTTTATACATAGCAGCAATGCCATCTACACCAGCTTCGTCTTTAGTATAAGTAGGACGTTGTGCAGGATCAGTAATAGATGCAACATCTACTGCTTTCCAGTATAAGTCTTCAGTTACATAAGAACCATCAGTCTTAGTAATAGGGGATCCAGTTAAAGGATCGAATTTAATACGAGATTCTTGACGGGAAATTTCTTTTACGTGAGCAACTACACCTAGCATAGCCAAACGAGAAGTAGGGTCAACGACACGTTTTGCATAAACGATACCGCCGTTGTTAATTACGTTAGCTGCTTGGAGTAAAGGTTGACCATGACGAGCAAAAGAGATTTCACCATATTGGTCGAAGAAATCGTCGCCTTGCCATTTAGTATATTCTTCAGTCCCTTTGTCCGAAGTAAAACCAGCAAATACAATCGGTTTTGTTGTAGAGTCGGCTATATTCAGAGAGGGAATATAACTTTGGTCTTCAAGAATGATTTTTGTACCAATCATAATCTTTTATTTCCTCCTTAATAGATTTTAAATAATAGTTATAAACGAATCCTAGATGGATACTATTTAAACTTTTATTCATATGTTAATTATGGCTATTGCATAAGGATCTTTTCCATTGGAGAGTCAACTTTATTCTTATTGATAATAGAGTTGACTACCGCATCATCCCAGTTTTCTGATGTAATGGAAGTAAATGCAGAAATATACTTAGGTACCATCTTAATTGATAATGGTTTATACTTATGCATATCAGTTTCCTTAGCTAAGCGGAATGGAACTGATTCATCTTTAACAGATCTACATAGTTCAGATACAAGGATACCAAACATCTGTGCAGAGATACCAAAAGAAGAACCATTGAATTTAATGGAATCCATTAAGAATGAATGTAATTTATCATATGCAATTACATTAGGAATATTACCAGTAATCATGAATAGTCTAAACATGTTTTCAACGTTGGTAATATCTTCAGGTGAACCAGTATTTACTATAACTACATCATCTTTCTTAAAATGTAGAATACGATAATCTACTGGAACTGGAATCTTCTTATCTAAAATATAATCTTTTACCTTTTCAATAGATGATGGCATAGTAGATATAAGAACTGGATGACTGAATAACTTAATACCATAGATAGATTTCCCTTTAGAATCGAATACTTCATAAGAGAATAATCCTAAAGTATTTACATATTCACCAGCTTCTTCAGCATACTTCATATGACCATCATTTCTAAAATAATTCTCTGGGATATAGAATACTAGTTCTCCATCCCCTTTAAAAATAAGAGACGTTCCTTCTTCCTTTAGGAATGCTCCTACATTTTTCATACCCATAGTGACCTCCTATAGAGTAATAATTGTCTTATACTCTAATGTTTAGGGGCAATAAAGTTACTGTTATTTAGCCTCAAGAGCTTTAATGCGGTCATCAAGAGCCTTAAGTTTTTCATCCATAGTAACCTTATTATATATAGCAGTATTATAATGAGCTGTAGTTAATACTGTATAAGAATTATTACCATTATAGTGCTTAAACTCTTTACCAATCACTGTCGTATTAGCTCTCTTATCACCAAGCTCTAGATTGTTTTTATTATTGACTTTAGCAATAACTAATGCATTACCATCAGTAGTTCTACCATGGTAGCCTACCTGATTGCCAACAGTAATACCATTATTAAGATAATCGTTATTGATATGATTATAATAAGACCTTTTAGAAGAATACTTATAAATCCGAACGTAATCATGAGAATTGGCACACATATAAATATCGCCATTAACATAAACAAAATCTTCAATTTCACAGAATGGCTCCATTTCAATTTCTCTAATAACTTTGAATTCATTACCAATTAGACGACATTCGATAAGTCTACGTGCAACGGCAAAGATAATTGTATCACCTTTAAGATATGCACCATTAGAGTCTAGGTTAGTTTCATCTACTTGCACAATGTATTCTTGCTTAGTAGTCATGGTATTATCAGTATAGATTCTTATTTTACGAGACTTACTATCTTCACCTGGGACGATAGAGATATATCTACCAGAGCCGTCTAAGTCTTTACCAATATTAAAGCACTTATCAGGATAATCTCTAAATTCTCCTAAAACAAGATCCCCAGAATCATTGCGGTTAATATTATAAATACGACTACCGTTAGCTGCACCATTCGTAGCTCTAATAGTTTCACCATCCATAAATAATGTATTAACATGACCTAGTTTATCCATACCTTCAAAATCAGTAAATTTAACAATATTCATATCGGCATCTAATTCATAGATACGTTGTTTAGAGTTATCTTGGCTACAGCACCCTAAGATGAATCTCTTAACTGTTGGATCATAAGTAAACCCTTGGCATTGATTAACTACAGTCTTATCTATTTCTATAGTCTTAAGAAAAGTAATATTTGTTTGATCAGATAATGTAGCTGGTCTTTGTGCATTGATATCAGAACCAATGTGTCTGAAAGATTGCTTAAGCATTTCTGTAAAGTCTTTTGATATTTTCATAATAAATTTCTCCTTTCAATTACTATATTGTAAAAGAAACCCAGAAGAGGTTAATCCTCTTCTGGGAATAATTATATTTTAATGATAATTTAAATATTCATCTTCGACAGTTAATGTCTGTACACTTCTAATACCTAAATCATTTACTTTTTGGTCTTCAGTAAATAAATCATTTGTTGGTGTAGAATCATCAGTCAATGCAGTAATAGGTTCCCAAGCTTTTTTAGAATAGTTATACTTTTTAGTCTTATCTAAATTATATACTGGAAGTCTATATTTATTAAATGCATAAGTACCTAAATCTGGATAATCTTCTGGTACTAAAATATTTATAAACTTATCCCAATATTTCGCAGATGCGTCTGTCGTATATGGACCAAGTACTACTTGTGTATCAATACCTAATGCAAACATATTTTCTATTCCAGATAGCTTAGTAGTTTTATGGAATATAAACTTCATAGGCTCTGATGGAATATCTGCTGCAAATACTTTATTTAAAGTACTATTCCATCTATAAGATAGTAAATATGGCTTATTAAACCATTGAGTAGTAATATAAGCTTTAGAATTTTCTGTGAGTGTTACTGATTTAATATACTTATTATATACTAATGGACATTCATCCAATTCAGCGGCAACTGCATAATCTGTTTCAGGATTACCAGCATAAGGAATAAATTTAGTATCATATGGTGCAGCTAATAATAATCCAATTTTATTATAATCTGTACTATTTAATAGTGTCATTATACTTTCAGAACCATGTGAAGTTACATAAGCATTAGTAAATAATATTTTATTACCACTACCTAATGTTGTAAATACTCCATATCCCATTGTATTATATGGTCCAGCTAATAAACATGATGACAAAAATGGCATAGTTGTAACTGCATTAGATCCTCTAGTTAAAAGGTTATCTTCAGCAGAAAATTTGAATGTATAATCACTTTTACTTAACTTACCTAATGCTAAAGAAATTATATTTGGATAATAGTTAAATATATATATTTCATATTTTTCAGCATTAGGATTTAATATTAAAGCATTAGAACCTTTATCTAGTTGAGACGTTTCTAATCCTGAATCTGTCATATGATATCTATTTAATTTATCGTCAAAATTAAATTTCTCTGTATCATATACTTCTCTTTTAAATTTTATAGTTCCATTCTCTCCAATATTATCAGTATAGATCATAGTTCTATTATATGCTAAAAATTCGTCATATGAATGATATGGAGAAAGATCTAAATTATTATAATCAATAGGATAATTATCTGACATATATTCTTCTTTTGGTATAAATTTTTTAGTTTTAGCACTATAGCATTTAGTGCCATCTAAATTATATACCGTAAAGAATCGTAATACACTTAATAATACATATACATCATCTAATTTTTTAAGATTTTCTTCTTTAGTATCATCTACATATATACCAATTTTACTACGTTGAGGGTCTCCACTACATCTAGCTCCTTCTCTAGAATGTAAACTAATAGCATTCTGAGAGCTTGGTAAAGTTAACGATCTATATACAAAATCAATATCTTTCATTATAATTTTTAAATATGGCTCATTTTGCTCTAGACGTGCTATATAATTAGCAGAATCATCGCCAAATCCACCACCATTTTCTGATTGAGATGGAAATAAATTAGCTAAAGTTGGAATTGTATCAAGATTTAATTCCAAAGAACCACATTCAACTTCAGGTATATTATAATTAAATGATAATACAAAAGTTCCACATTTTACTCTATTAACTTCTTTTTCATTAAAGAATATTTTAGGTACAATACCTGGCATAACAAATGTACTAGTATTTAAAGTTTTTGTATCTTCTTCATATACATTAGTTTCAATACTTTTAATATATAAATATTTAAGTTTATTTCCGCTAGTTATATTATTATGATTATTAACCATGCAATTATTGGTCATATAGTCTTCATATAAATGCTTAAATAAATCTTCATAATATAAATACCCATTATATTTTAAAGTATAATCATTATTTTTTGGTAAATTTGTAGCATAAGGGATTTTATTAATGAATGGCATATTTAATGATTTACCTTCTGGGATAGTATATACGCCATCTTCAGTTTTCATCACAGTTGCTGTTTCTGGAGAAAGACTATACTCATTGGTTTTATATAAGAAGCCACCACTCATTGACATTGAACCATTATTAAATCCAATAAGAGTATCAGACTCTTTAATAGCAGTAGGAATCTTATTAATCTCTGTACTTAAAGTTGAAGTAGCGTTGGAATCCAACGCTACGTTATTTTCTTTTAAAGTATCCTTAGCAGCTTTAATATCATTATGAATAGCCTCTAGGGTTTGGATAATTTCATTAGAAGTATCAGCCATTATTAGTTACCTCCATGGATTTGTTTAAGTTTTTCATTAATTGCATTCAATGTAGCATCAAGTTCTTGTTTAGTTACAAAGTTAGAAGTATCTACAGGAGTTGCAGCTGGAATAGCAGCAATTGCGTTAGTTACATCAGTTTTAGTAGCAAACTTAGTATCCATTTCACCTTTATTATATAAGTCTTGGAGTTTCTTATTTTGGTATTTAGTTACAAAATAATGGTTATCATCTTGAGTTACATTATTAGCTGGGATAGCAGCCAATTCAGCTTTAGTAGCTAAGTTAGATGTATCTACAGAACCACCATTATTACCTTGGATCCATTCAGTACCATTCCAGAATACAGGTGCACCTACAGTGGTGTCAAAATACATTTGACCAACAACTAAGTGCTCAGTTGGACGGTTTTCTGTAGCCCCAGAATGAATAATTGGCACAGTTACGTATGTCATATTTTTCATACGATTAACTTTACGTGGTTTTATTTTAAATCCATTTGCGAATACAGGATCACCAGTAGTACCAGTAGCATCAATAGTGTATGGAAAAGCATATCCTTGTTTATTTTCTTCATAAGGTTTTAATGTAAGAGTTTTAGCATCTTCATTTACTGCGGTGATTTCAAATTCAAGTGTTCCAGAATTTAGATCTTTTAGTATACTTCCAACATTAACTATCTTATTAGCCATAGTGCCATTTTTAAATTTTGGCAATTCTGCAAATGTAGCGGTATATGTCTTATCATCTGAATTATATGTAAGAGAAGTTACTGGTAATTCTCTTCTATAAATAGTTACGTCTGTAGTATTTTCATATGTAGATACATATGCAAAGTGACCATTCTTGTCTGGTTCTAATTCAGTAAAGATATCACCTTTAACACCAGCAGTATTTTCAGAGAAATCTTCACCTTTAGTACCAGTTAATGGAGTACCTTTGGAAGATGCTAAATAGATTGCACCAAATGTACTAGCTAATGTTTGATCTGTACCATTCATATTACGGTCAGTACCGAGATATGGTCTTGGTTTAAATGATTCATTCTTGGTATTATAATTTAGATTATAAGAACCAGCCTTTTCATAAGTAACATTTATAGCTTTTTCTTGGAAGAATTTTAAATGTTCAGATTCAGATACATTATGTAACGATAAAGGAATACTAGTGTTAAAGAATGCAAATTTAGGTACTTTTTCAAATACACTAGCAAAGTTTTCTTCAAACTTTTCAAATGTAACATCAGATACATTAACCAACCCAGATTCAGAACTAGATTGACTGAAATCGATAAATGAAGGTACATAACTTTCATATTGATATACATTATCAACACTAATAGGTTTCAAATCTAATCTAATATCAGATATTGTACTTGATTGAGTGTTAATTGATAGAACAGACATACCCGCAGCAAGATTATAGAATCCTTTAATGGATACATTTGACATCAAATATGGACTAAATGAATGACTAGGCATATTATTATCAGCAAAGATAGATTCTTTATCATAAATAATATCGATATTCTTAACACTACATTTAACACTGACATTTGTACCATTTTTACAGTTTTTAATAGTGATATTATCTAAAGAGTTATTATTGGAATAATTAGAACTAAGATCTAATGGATACTCCGCACCATCAATATAGATATTTTTTAAATCAGCATCAAAAATATTATAGTTTAAGTTAATAGTATAATAGGTATTAATGAATTCCATATTAGTACAAGTAAAATTATATAACTTATAATCACTACTATTGAAATTGTCATGACTTTCTTGTGAAGAAGTAATAGCATAAATAGAATTGGATGGTTGTAGATTATTTTCATCTGCAGGAAGTTCATGACCTTCGATTACAAATCCATCAAATCTTACATTGTAACCACGAGTTGTAGTTGCTTCAAAGTTTTCTGGTTGTAATTGGAATCCTGTATAGATACTATACCCTTCAGGGGTTTGTTCTCTAGTGCCATGCATTTCAATTTTAGATTTATATCTATTTTGAGCATGGATATATACATATTTCTTACGATCACTTGGGACCATCACATTAACTGGACCAGAAATCTTATATGTACCATCAGGGAAGATTACTTCTGTATAATCTTCAGCCTGGACTTTTTTAAATAACTCATTTAACTTTGCGGTTACATCAGTAGCACCAGTATTATCAATACCGAATTCTACTACGTTAATTGGTTTGCCAGCAAATACTTTAGATTCAATACCTTTAATATCAGAACCTACTTTACGAGCAAAAGGTTTAAGAGTTTTCTCAATAGCTTTTTTAAATTCAGCCATGTTTAGATTTCTCCTTTCAGAAATTTAAATAAAGGAGAGATGATCGTAATGATCATCTCTCATTAGTATTATTTTATTGTATATTCAATTTTATTAGATTAAGCTTGTGGAGCTACACTAGGAGTTGTAGTTTCTGTTGTAGAAGCAGCAGCTGGTTCAACACCAGTTTTACCAGCTTCATATTCAGCAACCAAGTTAAGATCGCCAAGATCTAAAGCAGTTTCCAAAGCTTCAGTTTTTACATAACCTGTCAAATCAGGTGCAGCAACAGTTGCACTAATTACGCCAGCTTCAGAGATAGCTACGCCTTCACCAGCAGTCAATTTAGGTTGAACTTCTGTAGTTTTAGCATAACCTTCTAATTGAGTTAATACAGCAGCATTGGTAGCATAGTTAGCCAACTTAGTATCTAAAGCATCAGCTTTAACTAATCCAGCAACTTTACCATCAATTAAAGTTGTAACTTGTTCAGTAGTAGAATAAGCACTTAAATCAGCAGCTTCACCAGAACCTGTAGCGGAGATTGTACCGTCTTCAGTAATTTGGATATTAGCACCAGCTTTAAGTTTATCTTGTTTACTGTCTTTTAATTTTTTGATATCAACACCAACTGCTTTTGCAAAAGGTGCCAATACTTTTTTCAATTGGGCTTGAATAGAAAGAGCCATTATTGATTTCTCCTTTCAAAATATTATTCTAACAAACAAACATTATGCTCGCTACTAATATGTTTCAAAAAATTAGGGCTGAGAATATTTCCCAAATTATTAGTTTGCACCTTCATTATAAGCGTCAAGCATCATATTAGGGTCTAATTCTTCTTCGCTTTCAGAATTTGCAGCTGTAGAGGAAGCTGTATTTCCAGTAGTAGCTGGAGCAGCTGGTTGAGCTGGAGTTGCTTCAGTATGTGCTTCTTCATGAGCTGGTTCAGCTGTGTGAGTTTCTTCTGTAGTACTAGCTACTGGAGCTGTTTCAGGAGTAGTTACTGTAGTAGTTTCAGTGCTAGGAGTAGCAACTGGAGTTGTAGTAGCTACAGTAGTTTCTTCATGAGTAGCAGGAGCTGGTTGTTCAGTATGTGTTTCAGAAGTGCTAGGAGTTACTGCAACAGTTTCACCTATAGTTGCAGGAGCTGGAGTTACTTCAGTGTGAGTTTCTTCATGAGTAGGTTCAGTTGTATGAGCTTCTGTTTCACCAGTAGTAGCTGGATGTTCAGTAGTTACTGTAGATTCACTAGTACTTGGAGTAGCAGGAGCTGTTTTGGTATGAGTTTCTTCATGAGCTGGTTCAACATTGTGAGTTTCTTCTGTAGTACCAGTAGTTACTGTAGTCTCACCAGTGCTAGGAGCAGTTTCATGATGTTCTTCTGGAGCAGGAGCAGCTGGTTGTTCAGTATGAGCTTCTTCATGAGTAGTAGGAGCTGGAGTTACTGTAGTTTCACCAGTGCTAGGAGCAGTTTCATGATGTTCTTCTGGAGCTGAAGTTACTTCAGTGTGAGTTTCTTCATGAGTAGGTTCAGCTGTATGTGTTTCTTCATGAGCTGGTTCAGCTGGAGTTACGGTGGAAGTTTCATGAGTTTCTGTAGTACCAGGTGTAGCTGGTTGTTCAGTATGTGTTTCAGAATTGTTAGGAGTTTCAGTGTGAGTTTCTTCATGAGTAGGTCCATTGTCTCTACCATCCTCGTATGCATCAACTAAATCTTTACCTAAGTTTTCATCTTCTTTATCTGCATGAGTTTCAGTGAAAGTAAGACCAGAGATTACCCAACCTGCAGTAGTTGCACCATCGAAAGTAGCTTTCAATGTACCAGCAACAGTTTCATTTCTGAAACGAACTTCTTTATCTTCATCAGGACCATTATCATTCAATGCAGCTAATACAGATGCAATAGAATCTTGGTCTAATGGACAGTTACTCAAATCAAGACCAGTATTTAATTTACCAGTTACACGAAGAGTACTTAAAGCAGTAACATCTTTAAACATTTCTTTTGTTGTAGTCAAAGAAGATACATCTAATTTCAATGCTTTCAATGCTTGACAACCTTTAAACATAGCTTCAGCATTTTGTACACCATGAGTACTGATTTCAACTTGTTCCAATTTGGAACAACCTTCAAACATGCCTTTTGTGGATGCCAATGCATCAGATGTAGTCAATTGAACTTGACGTAAGTTTTGATTATCTCTAAACATATAGTTTGCAGATTTAACTTTCTTCATATTCAATGGAGCCAATTCATTCAATGCCAATGCACCGTCAAACATATAGTCTGTATATTCAGTGTCATCAGTATTTAAAGTATTGTCTAGTTTAGTCATTGTAGAGTATTCTTTAGGATATGCAACTTTAAGGAAGTTATAAGCATTCTTAGATACTTTAATGAAGTTAGCTGCAGAATCTTGACTCAATTCAGAATCTTCAATTACACCAGCAGGTTTCAAACCACGGATGTTACGAACGTCAATGGAAAGAAGTTGGTTTTTGAAGTCGATAGAAGCATCGAATTTAACAACGATCTTTTCATCACGTTGAATTACACCATTAGCAGAGTAAGTAGAAAGACCAATGTGTTTATTAGTCCAGTACTCAAAGTTACGTACTTTACCAGCAGCACGTTTCAATTCACCATCTTTTACATAATCAATTTCCCAGATTTCTTTAGCACCTTCAGAAAGAAGAACTTTATAGTTATCATCTGGATTAGAGAATACGAAAGAGATCAAGAGAGATCTACGGATCTCAGCTTTAATGTCTACCATATTAGCTTTAGGACAAGCACGTTTATTGTCGCCACTAGCAGTAGAGTAAGGATTACAATTAGTAGGGTCAATTACATTGTCTATTGCCATTTAATTACCTCCATGAGTAAAAATATTATATTAAATTACCATAATGTTGAAAAATATTGAGGAAGGTCATTAAGACCTTCCTCTAGATATTATTTGTCGTTAGGAGACCATTTTTGAGCCATCAAGGATTCCATGATGCGATCAGTAGTAGTTCTGATACCAAGAGAGTTAGCAGAGTTTTGAGAATGACCTACACGAGCTTGTTTCATAGCACGGTTAGCTGTGTATTTTTCAAGCAAGTTACGAGGTAAGTTCATAATCTTAAGAGAAGCAGCACGACGTTGTTCAGCTTCTGTTAACTCAGGATCTTCATGGAAGTAGTCAGTTGCTACATCAAGAAGTTCAGTATATTTGTAGATCATTTCTGTATATACAGATTGGTATCTACGACCGAAAGAACGAGTATCAGAGATGATACGACCATTTAATGCAATTACATTAGAACCGTCAGCAAAGTTAAATGTATATTTACCAGTGCCAACTTCACTGGAGTCAGTGATAGCAATTTTATTAACATCTTTAACTTCTTTACCGTTTTCATCTACAGTAGTTGTATTAAGATTTTCAATGATCTTAGCTTTCAAAGTATCAGCGAAATCTTCATATGGTTTTTCAGGTTCTGCGGAACGACCATCAGAAACAATTTTACCAGCTTTATCAAATTTAACTACAGCATCATCAGAGTAAACGATTTCAATGAAACCTTCTTTATCAGATTTTACTTCTTTAATTTGAGTTTTAGTTAGACGAACAACAGCGTCTTTATATTGTTTAATAATTTCTGGATGCTCAGCCAATAACTCTTCAGGTTTTTGTACTACATAGTAGCCAGAACCTTTAAGAGTATTGTAGTCATCAGCATCACCATGAAGATTACCTTCATCATCAACTAATACTTCAATTGCAGTAGCACGTTTATCTTCTACTGTAAGGTTTTCAGTTGGACCATAAGTGATTTTAATAGCAACAGCAGTTTCTTGAACTTCAGATTCCATTAAACCACCAAGTTTACCAGGAACGTAGCAACGTTCATCTAAGGTTTTACCTTGAGCTTTAGCTACATCAAATGGGGATACATATTTGTATTTGTCAGTTTTCAATACTTTCTTAACTGTTGCATCAGTATGGTCAAAAGCATTTTTAACAAAGTTTAATATAGTACCATCAGTGTATGTGATTGTACCAGTACCCTTTTTATCAGTATTTTCTCGGAATACACCATCAATCTTGTTTGCAGTTTCAGTAGCAGTATGTACTTCTGCAGCAGGTTGAGAAGCAGTATTACCAAGTACTTCATTATCAGGCATAATACTTTCTCCTTCTAGAAAAAATAGAATTAATAAAATAATGACCCCAATGGTTTTTCACCATTGGGGTAAACCATTATTCTTATGTCTATAATTATTTTCTACGTTTTTTAGTTTTAGGTGTAGATTGTTGAACAGCTTGAGCTTTCAAACCATTTTCATATGCTTTGAACCCAGTGGAGATAGTAGTACATAGACGTTGATAGTTAAATGCTACTTCTTGGAAGATGCCAGATACTTCTTGTTTAGTCTTCATAGAATGAAGAGCACCACCTAAAAGAAGCATCATAGTATATAGACGCATCATTTGAATCTTATCACTAAAGTTAGTTGTACAAACAATAACTTCCATTAAGATAGAGAAGATATTAATAGACTCAACTTCATAACCAGTGAATTCAGAGATTGCATCAATAAATACGCCAACGTTAATATTCTTAATATTGATACGTTCTAGTGCTTCATGAATAGATTCAACGTTACGTTGTTGATGTTTGAAAGCTTTACCAACGTTGAAGTAAGATGGACGAGCTTCCATAGCTTTATATAAGAAACCATATTCTTTAGCATCATTATTAGCATTCAATACATTGATACAAGATTCAATTACATTTTGATCTTCTGTGGAATCCATAATACGATTCATTTCAGTAATACGATTATTATAGGATTCTTCAATGTAGTCTTCTAACATCTTAGACATTTCTTTAGATTCAGCTAAGTTATTAACTTTAGTTACAGCATCATTAACTAAATCATGACCTTTATCCATATAAGCATTACCACAGACTTCACGAATGAAACCTTCGATAAAGAATTTATAGATAGTATTATCATTAGTATTGATACCAGTCTTACCAGCTTGAACTAAGAATTCTTGTTTAGATTGAGCAGAGAGTAAATCTAATACATCAGCTTGTGGATTTTCTTGAAGTTCTTTATATACTTTGATGATATCTTCATATACTTCATCAGAGAATTCAGCTTCTTTAAAATCATCAGATTCATCTTTTTGATGTTTTACATCTTCTACAGTGATATCAATTTCATCAAACTTATTTATAATTTCTTCCAATTCTGAAGTATCCAAAGTACTTTCCCCATCACCGGAATCTCCAATGGAGCCATCACTCTCAACTGATGCTTCATTTGGCACAATAGCTGAATCATTTCCTTCCGAGCTTCCGCTTTCGTTAGAGGGAAAGTCGGCTTCAGCCTTATCCTCCTCAGGTAATACTTCTACTTTTTCCATCTTTTCGATTTCTTCTACAGTAGGAATAGTTTCTGGGACGATTGGTTGAATGATTTCACCTTCAGGGAATTTAGCCATATCTTCTTCAGATACAGTTTCTAAATTATAAATTTCAGTCTCAGTTAAACCCTCAGCTTCTTTAGCTAAGTTCTTTACGTATTTGATGTCTTCTTTAGCAGTTGTTTCCATTAGTTTCTTCCTCATCTTCTTCTAAAATAATATCATGATCAAAAGCTGTAGCTTCTGTCATATTAGACTCATCTATCTTTGTATTTGGACGATAAACTGGTCTAGTAAAATCTCTCGTTAATGTAGGTTCTTTCTTTTCCATGATTAACCTAACCCTTGGATACGTAAACGTATCTCTGTAATATACTCAGGTAAGAAGTTTTCATTAGATAAGATAACTTTCATAAAGTCATTATAGATATTAATATTTTCACCAAAGTTATTTACAATCAAATCAACCATAGGTTGTTGATAACAACTTTGAAGAAGATCAGTCATATTAATATCTAATGTGGCGACATATTGAAGAACTTGTGGTAAGTTAGCATTAATTACAGCTAACTTAGTATTCTCCATAGTCTTACGATTATAGATAGTAGAACTATCTTTATTCTTCTTAGACTCTTCTAACTCTAAAGCAGAATAAATAGAGTCTTGCTCTTTAATGATTAATCCGATAACGAAATCAACCATATGCTTATTGAAGCTACAGACTAAGAAGTCATATAATGTAGCTGCAGCAAGATAAATATTATCATCCGTTGTAGTATCGAATGACATATTACATGAATTACAGATAATATCAATGATATTCCGATAAGTGTCCTCTTCTACTGCATTAGTATTTTCGACATCCATTGGGAAGTTTGCACGGATATTATCAAAATTAGATTTAAATGTGTTTACTATATTAGGTTTTGGTATAATAGCAAATTCGTACCGTTTACTGATTTGATCTGAGATCACATCGTAAATATAATCACTACTAAAATTTGCTAAGATTTCAGATAACTGATGCTCATTGGCTAACTCATAGCCACTGGCTGTACTATATCCGAACATAGCTCCTCCTTACAAAAAATAAATTTGTATAAATTTACTATATTGTAACTAGATAAATAATTTTTAAACTTTATCATAAAATTTTGCAAGGTTACCAGATATATGGCTCTTGACATTTGGATCGTCTAAACTATAGATAGAAGTAAATGCTGATGGATCTAGTTCTCCTTCAGTATCATTACGGATTTGATCTATAGCATCTTTAGTCATATTATATTTATATGCATAAGCCTTTAAGAATTCAGGATCTCTAAATGCTTCTCTTAATAAAGCATCTTCCTTTTCTCTCTCAGCTTTTTCCCATTCTTGATAAGTAATCCCATGAGCTTTAACCATGGCTTTATATTTATCCATAGGACTAACTTCATCAGGATTATCTTTATTCATATCTTGTTGTACTTGATAGATTTCGTCATAGATATCTACTGTTTCTACACCGACATCAAATACAACATCATCTATATCATTATCAGTCTTAAGACCTTGCTTTGTAATACCAAAGTTTTCTTTAAGATTCTTACCTTCATACCATACATATAATGCCATGAGATAAGAGAAAGTTAAATCGTCATGAGTATTGGTAGAATGCTCTATCTTACCATTACGTTTAACTTCTAAACCAATAAATTCATCATAAAGCTGTCTAGTAACAAACTTATCTTTATGATTATCCATACGCTCTCTTAAAATTTCCATTAAGAGTTCACGTACATTTTTAGTTGAATCAAGACCAAATACTTTAACTAAAGCCTTAGTCTTCTTAATTGCCCCAGGACCCTCAAAACGTTCTTCAAGTATCTTTTCTTTATGCTCGAAGTATAAGTTCTTAGAGATACCTGCCTTCTTAAGTAATGCTATGACCGAGGCGCCGAACCCATTAATATTTAGATATAGACGCTACTCTATACCCGTGCGTTTTTTCGCATCCACTCCCATTACAGGACGTGATTAGATCATTTGTCATTCTCCAACATTACTTGCTGAGACCAGGATTT